TGTCCGTAATGGTTCCGTTAGCGCCGTGGCACTAATGCTGCGATAAACGACTAGGCCGTTATGCGGCAGTAAACGCCTACGCCGTAACCTCGACCCACGACAGGGTGTCCTCGTCCCATGACCACGGGCCGCCCTCGGTCGGCATCGGGGTGGGTGCATCCCACAGGGCCGTGTCAGGGTTCAGCGTCCACGACGGGAACGGCTGCGGGGGAATAAATGCGCCGCCCTGTGCTGCCCACTCGGGGGCGTCGGAGAACGTGTAGCCCTCGCCCGCGTAGTTGTAACGGAATGGCGTCCCGCCGTGAGCGTGCTGCCCGCCGTGCGTGTTGTAAGACGTGCGCTTGGCACTGTAGTACGATTCCCAATCAATGCCGTCCTCGCCTTCATCCTTACCGGGATGCACGAACGTGACGACGTTGTCCTCATTCAAGATTGCGTAATGAGCCATCATCACTCCTAAGCAAAGGTCACGGTGTCAGAGGCACCGGCGGCTGTAATCGTGTAGACGCGGAATCCGCCTGAGGCAGTGCCGCCCGTCTGCGTCACTCCGGCCGAAAATGATGCCGTGTAAGTATCTGGAATTTTGATGATGACAACGCCGGAACCACCATTGCCGCCGGATTCCGAAACGTATCCACCACCACCGCCGCCGCCGCCTGTATTTGCGGTAGCCGCCGCACCCGCAACACTGAGACCACCGGCACCACCGCCCGCTGTAGCCGTACCAGCAGAGCCGAACCCTGACCTACCACCACCACCGCCACCGCCAGCGCGAGCAACGGAAGAGCCAGTGATTGAGGAACTGACACCTGAGCCTCCTGCCGTTCCTCCGGCGCTGTAAGCGTTGGTGTTTGATGTGCCGACAGAGCCTGCGCCACCGCCACCGCACGCTCCCGCGAAATTGCCGGATGTTGCGGTGGCAGTACCGCCAGCGAAGCCTTGGCCTGAAGTTCCAGAACCTCCGTTGGCTGATCCGGGCCCGCCAACCGCAGAACCACCGCCACCGGAACCTCCGCTAGTCCCAGACCCAGCGCCCCCGCCGCCGCCGCCCGTGGATACGACAGAGGCAAAAGTTGAATCGCTGCCATTGGAGCCTGAGGCGGAAACGCCGCCGCCGCCACCTGCGCCGACTGTTATGCGGTACGGCATGAGTGTGCGTAGGGAAATTGCTGCTTCTGCTGAACTTCCGCCGCCCGAAGATTCGCCGATTGCACTACTGCGGTACCCACCCGCGCCGCCGCCGCCTCCCGTGGAGGACCCACCACCGCCACCACCAGCAATGACGACGTACTGGCCATTGAAAGTCATGCCGCGGGTGACTGGAGAAGGCCCCATCCAGTCGCTGACATTGGAGCCGACAAGAAATCGTGCCCTCTGCATTACGCGATCCTATTGACGTAGCCGTGAATGGTAATGACGTTTGCGGTGGCCGCAAATGCGCGCACCGTGTTAGCCGCGCTGCCCGTGCCCGTGAGGACCAGGCCAGGGGCGACGAGGACGAGGCCAGACTGCGCCGGGATGGTGACCTTGATGTCGTCATCGGGGGAGGTCGTGGAGCCGTACTGAATTGTGAGCAGCCGGGGAGTCGTGTCACTGTTGTAGGCATAGAGCCAAATCTCATCGACAGTCGTGGACGACGTGCCCGTGGCGTGAATCGTCGTACCGCTGGACGCGGTTGCCGCGACCTTGATGCCCCTGCCTTGCGTGGACCCACTAAGGAGGGTCTTTGTGAAGGTTGCCATGTTGTCTCCTTAGCCGAATACCTGTACGGCGATGATGTTGTCTGCGTCGTCTTTGCCGCCACCTACGGCGGCCCACTTGATGCCGTTGGTCTGCGTGCTGTCTGCGGTGAGGACCGTGCCGTCAGCGCCCACGGTCTGCGCTGCGACCGCTGACCCGGTGGACGTAATGAGGGCGCCCTTGCTGTTCTGAACGAGAGATGTCGCAACAGCGCCCACATCGGACGCCGAGGGCATGGCGTGGCGGTGATCCGCGCGCGAGGCGTCGCTCGACGTACCGGCTGCCGCCGTGCCAAGGGTCTGCGGAGTCGAGCTGGACAGCGCGACCGAGGTATCGACGTCGGAGAAGGTCGAGCCGTTGGAGACCTGGAGCTTGCCCGTCGTGCTGTTCCAGACGATGCGCCCGGCCCACTTCTCGCCCACGGCGAGCGCTGCGATCTCGGCGCCTGTGTAGGACTGGACGCCTGGCATGTCGTCGACAGCCTCGGCGAGTGCCTGGATGTCGCCTGCCACGTCGACAGCGTCGGCTCCCTGTGGGTAGGGGAAGCCCTTGGTCGTGTTCGCCACGGTGTCTCCTTACGGGGTCGGCGGGACCCAGTCGCCTAGGTCGTCGTAATCGGTGAAGGCCGCCGCGACGGCGTCGTAGTCGGCGTACTCGGCGGCGAGCTCGGCGTAGGTCGCGCCGGTCACCGTCTGGAGCTGGAGGTCGATCCCGGCGGGCTTCTCGGTCACGGCCGCCGCGAGGGTGGCGACGCTGTCCGGCGTCTGCGCGGTCAGGGTGACGACGGTGATGAGGTAGGGGTCGGTCCCGCTCAGGTTCCAATAGACGCGACAGGACTGCGAGCCGGTGAGCGTGCGCTGAGTGGCGCGGATGATGGCGCGCTTAGACCCGCGGCGCTGGAGGCTAGAGGACAGGGAGATCGCGGTGCGCTTCTCGGCGTCTGGGATGCCGTCGAGGTCAATGCCGACGAGCCAAGCCAGCCACGCCAGCCACGCCCTCGGGGCGGCTGCCGGATTGGCGAGCTCGGCCGTCCCGGTGACCGAGGTGTCCGGGTCGCCCTGATCGGCGAGGCGCAAGGCCGGGCCCATCGCGGTCGCGGTGGACTTGCCAAGGAAGGTCGCCAGCGTGCCGGGGTCGTCGTCGCGGACGTAGTCCGGCAGGAGCCGGTAGACGTAGTCCTCGATCTGCGCCTCTGTGCGGGGCGCCATCAGGTCACCGTGATCGTCACGGTGCCCGCTCGGGCGAGGCCGGCCGGGGTCGTGATCGTGGTCGTGCCGCTGGGGGTGACGCTGCCCGAGGTGACGTAGTCCACGCCGGGAACGTCGTCCAGTACGGAGATGATCTCGGTGTCGATCAGGCTCGCATCCCAGACCCAGGTGTCGGTGTTGACGTAGGCCCGCACGGCGGCGACACAGGCGTCGCGCACCTCATTAGTGTCGAAGCCTGCCAGGGCTACCACAGTCGCCGCGATGTTGATGTTGGTGACCGTGGCCTGGATGACGACGGGCGTGATCATGGTGGCGGCGCGCTCATTCATCTCGGCGGCGAGCGCGGTGCGGGTGCCGGAGGCGACCTGCGCCTGGGCGCCGTAGACGGCGACCGTGACGTAGCCGAGGTCCGAGGTGGACAGCGGCGTGACGCCGTCCCATTGGTCGTACACCTTGGCCCGCTTGATGGCGGGATTTTCTAGGGCGTAGGCGGTGAAGTGCTCGGGCACCACGAGGGATGACGTGACGCGGGCGAGGCGGGTCGAGGCGCGCTCGATGTAGGCGGCATCGGTCTCAGGGTCGGCGCCGCCGGTCAGGAGGCCAGAGAGCGCGACAGAGACGGCGAAGGGGATGGAGTCAAGCACGTCGAGGGCCGCGCCGGAGGTGACGCTATTGGGGGCCGAGCCGGGCTCGGTGGCGCGGACGGGCACCGAGAGCGTGGCGCCGGTGCCGGTCGTGGTGGTGGTGACCTCTAGCTCGATGTCGGAGTCAGGCACGGCGAAGCGCAGCCCGGCCGCGACGGTGGCCGTGCGGGACGTGTCCCAGGTAATGACAGCCGTCCCGGTGGCGCGGGCGCCGGCGTAGCGGGCCACGTCGTACAGCGCGAGGATGTCCTCCTCGATGCGGCCCGGTAGGCGGTTGAGCGCGTAGATCAGGTCCGCGGTGCCCGTGGCCCATGCCTCCATCAGCACGGTCTCTAGGGCGCCGTTACGGGCGTCCCACGTCGGCAGCGCTGCCTGCACGGCCGCGAGCATGGCGTCGAAAGTCGCCTGTGGGTCACGGTCGTCGGGCACGAGCTCCACGCGGGAGAGGCCGAGGTCGCTCATCTACTGCCTCCAGGCGGCGTCGATCACGATGTCTAGGTCTTGGGCGGTGGTTTGCTTGAGGGTGACCCCTGAGACGACGATGTCGGGCTCGCACAGGTCAATCGCGGCGCGGATGTCGGCCTCGTCCACACCGTCGGCCAGCGGGTCGGCAAGGCCCCAGACGGGCGCGAGGGGCCGTTCACCGACGCGGCAGGAGATGATGTGCCGCACCACCTCAATGGCGTGGCGCTGCCCGCCTTGGGGGATGATCGCGGCGCTGCCTGCGGAGTCCAGCCGGAACGGATGCGAGAGCGTCGCGCTCATGCGTTGGCTCCTGTCTCAATGCGGCCGAGGACGACCCAGTCGCCCGGGCCGACCGAGGCCACGAGGACGCGGTCGCCGGTGGAGAAGCGGTCGGCGACGTTGTCGACCTGGGCGAGGCTGTGGGTGTGGGCGTCGGGCCCGTTGGCCGAGGCGGTCGAGCGCGCGGGGCGGCGCAGCTTGGGGCCGATGAAGTCCAGCGGGCCGATCTCGGAGGAGCCGTACAGGTCGGGCAGCTGGACGTAGACGCCGGAGCTGTTGGCCCTCGTGACGACGCCGCGGTTGAAGCCGGAGCGCAGGCTCACGTCGAGCCTCCCTTCTTGGCCGGCTTGCGGGGCAGGTTGCAGGACACGTCCACGGTCGAGACGTCGTCGTCGCGGTAGGCCACCGACTGCACGAGCCAGGTGCCGGAGTAGCGGCCCGCGTCGGATAGTTGGATGCGATGCCAGGGGCGCAGGCGTCGGCCGTAGGCGTGGGGGAGTGTCAGGTCCAGCGTGCCGCGGGACTCGGTGTCGTCGTCGGACAGGTTGACCTGCATCTCCAGGGCGTCCGAGCGCGGGTCCTTCTTCCATGTGACCGGCCACGTCGGCAGCTTGGGCCCGCCAGTCAGCGCCCAGTATTGGTCGCCGAAGTAGAAGGTGCCGCCGTGCTCGACCCAGGCCCACTCCAGCTCGGAGGCCAGGTTGCCGATGACGTCGAGGACCGACTGGCGGTCCTGCTTGCCTGCCTGCCCGATCGCCACCTGTTTCTGCGACGGCTGGGCGACGGTGCGGCCACCGGCCTCGCGCACCTTGCGGGTGACCCACTCGGTGGGGGAGACCTTGGTCTCGGCGCTCATCTTGAAGCGCTGCCGCAGATTCTTGGCGAGCTTGGACCGGCAGCGGTACGTCCACACGATCCCGGCGCCGTAGACGGCGTCAATGCTGCCGACCTCCCAGGACCCCTGTGGGTCGTCGGTCATCGTGACCGTCGTGCCCAGGGCCGCCAGGGGCGAGCCGTCAAGGCGCCCGGTGGGGTCCGCGGCGGTGATTGCCAGCTCGGCCACCGAGCCGGACTGGAAGTCCAGCGCGATCTCGGTGATGACATCGGACAGGTCGGCGCGCAGCTTATTGCCGGCGATGCGGACGAGGTCGGCGCGTGGCTTGCGCTCGGCCATTAGGCGTCCGAGGGTTGCTTGGGCAGGCGGTCAGGGCGGCGGGAGCCGCGGCGCTGGGCGGCGCGGACTTGGGGGGAGCGGCGCGACGGGGACAGAGCCTCGTAGTCGGGCAGGCCCGCCGGGGGCTCCGGCGCGGGCACACCGTCGGGGCTGACCTCGGT